ATTCAGGATCAGGCACATCAGGATACAGTGGTTATTCTGGCATTTCTGGTTATTCTGGATCTGGCATTTCTGGATTTAGCGGATACAGTGGTGCCCAAGGTGCATCGGGTATTTCTGGTTATTCTGGATTCAGTGGCTACTCTGGATCAGGGATCAGTGGCTATTCTGGATATTCAGGATACAGTGGTTCTGGCGTGTCTGGATATTCTGGCTACTCTGGTGCCCAAGGCATATCAGGGTTCAGCGGTATATCTGGTTTTAGCGGTATATCTGGATATTCTGGTTCTGGCGTGTCTGGATTCTCAGGATTCAGCGGATACTCTGGATCAGGAATTTCGGGATACTCTGGCTATTCTGGTGCCCAAGGGACATCAGGATACAGCGGAATTTCTGGATATAGTGGCTACTCAGGCACACCAGGCGTGGGTGGCACGATTGGTTATTACGGCAATTTCTATTCGACTGCCACTCAAACCAATCCAGTGGCCAATACGGCCAATGCAATGACATTGAACACCACAGTGGCAGCCAGTGGCGTTTCAATTGCATCCAGCTCACAAATTACATTTGCCAATGCTGGATATTATTTGATCGAGTTTGCTGCACAATTTACCAGCTCTAGCGGATCAAATACTGTTATCGATATTTGGATTTCAAAGAATGGCACCAATGTCACAGGCACCGATCAGCAAGTCCAATTGACTGGTGGATCTGGTGCATTGACAGTCGCATCATGGAATTATTTGGTCAATCCAAGTGCCAATGATTATTATGTGATTTATTGGTCTGCACCAAGCACATCAGTATCCATGGTTTATCAGGCAGCCACCACATCACCGACAAGGCCATCCAGCCCAAGCGTGAATGTGAATGTCACTCAAGTGATGTATACCCAAAGTGGATACAGTGGCACATCGGGATACAGTGGATACTCAGGCATCAGCGGTTATTCTGGTCAATCGGGATTTAGTGGATCAGGCATTTCGGGATATAGCGGATATTCTGGCTATTCAGGATCAGGCATTTCGGGATATAGTGGATATAGTGGATCGGGAATTTCTGGATTCAGCGGATATTCTGGCTATTCTGGAGCTGGATCGACTGGCACTGGTGGTTCGGCATTTGCCTGGTTCATTTCAAGATAAGGGTTCAAAATGTTAGTTTTAGATACAACAAGCAAGACGATCACAGTGGCCATGACTGGGGCACCAGCGACCACCAATCCATCATTTGTGACTGCATATTCTGATGACAATGGCACCACATTCGTGGAAGGGTCGAGCGATGGCCAGCTGAATGGCACCACCCAAGTGACCATGGTGGCTGCACCAGCTGCATCCACTCGCAGATTGATCAAATCCATATTCATCGAGAACAATGACACTGCACCAGTGACCATCATTGTGACTTTGAACAATTCTGGCACTCTCAGAAACATTCAAAAGATGACATTGGCGGTCGGAGATAATTGGTCAATTGATGGTGTATTTGATGCCAATGGCAATGCCAAAACTATTGGTGTATCAGGCATTAGTGGATATTCAGGATATAGCGGATTTAGTGGAATTTCTGGATATAGTGGCACCAATGGTACGAATGGATTGTCTGGATACAGTGGATATTCTGGCTATTCAGGATCAGGCATTTCGGGTTATAGCGGTGCATCAGGTATTTCTGGATACAGTGGCTACTCTGGCACGATTGGATCCACCACGGGTTCTGGTGCAGTGGTATTGCAGACCACTCCAAGCATTACCACACCAGTGATCACTGGATATACAGAAACAGCTCCAGCCATTACCAATTCCAGCACAGCAGTCACATTGAGTCTGGCCAGCGGTACAGTGTTAAGCTACACATTGACTGGTAACTGTACGTTTACCATGCCAACTGCAACATCAGGCACATCGTTTATTTTAAAGTTAATTCAAGATGGCACAGGTTCACGCACAGCGACATTTACAGGGGTCAAGTGGCCTGGCGGTACAGCACCGACAATCACAACAACCGCTTCCACAGGTTTAGACATACTTTCATTTGTATGTATTAACTCTGTTTGGTATGGCACTTACGCACAGGCGTTTGCATAATGTTTGGCGCACCTAATTTCTTTTTCAGTGGGGCTAAAAAAGCAACCACTTATTATCGAGTTATTCAACAATTTAACTCGACAAGTAGTTGGACTGCTCCCGCTGGTGTCACTAGCGTTGATTATTTAGTTGTTGCTGGTGGTGGGGGTGGAGGAAGTGAAACACTTGCTGATAGAGCGGGTGGCGGCGGTGGCGCTGGTGGTTATCTTGCGGGTACATCATTAAGCGTATCTCCAGGTACTACATATACTGTAACAGTTGGCGCGGGCGGTGCTGGTGGTTCTAATACGTCTGGCGTACAAGGAACAAATTCTACTTTTGGCTCTCTAGTAAATGGTTCAACTGGTGCAGTAGGGGGTGGATATGGAGGTGGTGCAACCAATGGCAGAAATGGTGGCGCTGGTGGTTCTGGCGGTGGATCAAGTTACACAGGTGCATCGGCTGGTGCAGGAACATCAGGTCAGGGTAATAATGGTGGCGTAGGTGATGCCAATTTATTTTCTGGTGCTGGTGGTGGTGGTGCAAGCGCAGTTGGCCAAACTGTTACGGTTACTAGAATTGGTGGTAATGGTGGTAATGGCTCTGCATCAAGCATAAGTGGAAGTAGTGTTACTTATGCTGGAGGCGGTGGTGGAAGTGGTCAAACAACTGGAGGTACAGGTGGCACAGGAGGTGGTGGTAGTGGTAGCAATGATGCAATTGCTGGTTCAGCAGGTACGGCTAATACAGGTGGCGGTGGCGGTGGTGGACAATATACCACTCCTTTTCCTGGATATTCTGGCGGTTCTGGTATCGTTATCATTTCTTATTTAGTCCCATCCACAACAAGAACAGCAATATTTACTGGTTCTGGTTCATGGACTGCACCCACAGGCGTATCAAGTGTTAATTACTTGGTTGTGGCTGGAGGTGGTGGTGTAACAACTGCTGACTATAGACAGGGTGGCGGTGGTGGAGGTGGATTATTAGCTGGCAGTGGATTTAGTGTTACGCCAGGCAATACTTATACAATTACTGTTGGTGCTGGCGGGGCGCAAGGTAATAATGGTTCAAATTCAATCTTTTCATCAAATACCGCTTATGGTGGCGGATTAGGTGGTGGAAGTGGAACAGCTGGTAATAATGGTGGATCAGGTGGTGGCGGTGGTGGAAGCGCATCATCTGGTGGATCGGGTGGTTCTGCAAGCCCAAGTGGTCAGGGAAATGCGGGTGGTAGTGGAATAGGATATTCAGGTGGTTCTTATGGTGCGGGTGGTGGTGGTGGTGGTGCTGGTGCATCTGGTGGTAATGCGTCAGGTACAAGTTCTGGTAATGGCGGTAATGGTGCAACATCAAGCATCAGTGGAACTAGCACATATTACGCTGGAGGCGGTGGTGGAGGCGGTGGCACATCTAATTCTAGTGGCGGTTTAGGAGGAGGTGGTGCGGGTGCTTGTGGACCAGGTTTACCAACAACCCAAGTTTTAGGAACAAGTGGAACAGCCAACACAGGTGGTGGTGGTGGTGGAAGTAGTAACTATGGTACTAATCCATCTTCTCCACAAGCGTCTGGTGGATCAGGAATTGTGATAATCCAATGGTAAAAATCTATCAACTTTACGGCATAGACACTGCTTTTCAACTACTTAGACCAGGTGCTAAGTGGCAGATCAGCAACCGCAATATCACGCAATGGGAAGACCCAAGGCCATGCCCAACATGGGAAGAATTGGATGCAACAATGGAAAAGATTAAAGCCTTTGAAGACTCTATCAACACCATTTGGACTGACGAACAGATTAAAGAATTAGGGGGAAGATGATGTCACATTTTGCACAAATTGATTCAAACAACATAGTCACTCAAGTGATTGTGGTGGCAGATGCTGACACAGCTGATGCTCAAGGCAATCACATGGAATCTATTGGCATTGCATTTTGTCAAAGACTCATTGGTGGAAATTGGAAACAAACCAGTTACAACACGCATGGCGGTGTTCACACATTGGGTGGCACGCCTTTTCGTAAAAATTACGCTGGCCTTGGATACACCTATGACGCTAACAGAGATGCTTTTATACCTCCCAAGCCCTACGAATCTTGGGTCTTGAATGAATCCACTTGTTTGTGGGATTCACCAGTTCCTTATCCAACTGATGTAGGAACACCAGACGCACCTAAGCGTTATACTTGGAATGAAACAACCAAGGCTTGGGATTTAATAACATAAAGCAAACAACAAAACAATATGAATACAAAACAATGGGAGCAAATGCTCTTGATCAATGAGTTAAATTTTGCCAAGCAACATAATCCAGAATACTATCGATGGAAACTCACAAACAATTATGAACGTGCAGTTTTCCTAAAAAACGATCCAGTATTGCCAAGGGAGGCATCGAGGTATATTTGGGCCAATAAGAATCTATACGGCAAAAATATACTCGAAATCGGCTGCTCCACAGGATATGGCTGCCAATTTTTACCCAACGATATCAATTATCTGGGGCTGGATTATGACCCGATCATCATCGATGTAGCGCATGATCAGAATTGGGGCGATAACGTCAAATTCTCATGCACCGATATCAATCAAATGGAATTGGCCAAATTCGATACCATCATTGCATTTGAGGTGATCGAGCATTTGGACAATGGACTCGAGCTGGTGGAGCGATTAAAGCAGCATACCAAGCGATTGCTCATCACAGTGCCATGGAATGAGCCACCAGGCTTTTGGGGCGAACATCACAAATTGCATGGCCTCAATGAAACCAATTTCCGTGGCTTTGAATTCAACTACATTGATCAGCATGGTCGCATATCTGATTTGCCAGTGGCCATCAGCCAAGACAATCACTTCAATTTAATGATTGCGAGGTTTGATCGTGGATAGTGTACTTTGCAGCATTGGCACCAGAGGCCGATACGACACCACATTACCATTGGCATTGGCTGCTATCATCAATCAGACCAAACGGCCAGACAAAGTGGTCATCTTTGATGATAATGACAATCCAAGGGATGTCAGGAATGAGCTGATCTACCGAAATTTATTCCAAATGATGGACATTAAAGGCATCAAATGGGAGTGGCTATTTGCTGCCAAAAAGGGCACCCATTACAACCACCAGGCTGCCAACACCATGGGGTATAAATGGGTTTGGCGAATGGATGATGATGCCATACCAGAGTCTGATGTTTTGAGGTCATTGCTCAGTTTTGCCATTTTCAGCAATGCTGGTGCAGTCGGTGGCTCAATACTCACTCCACCATTGCTTTATCAAGATACCAGTCCAACTGGCAAAATTGAAAATATAAACAGCGAGCCAAACCCACAATGGCGAATCATCAACAGACGGCAGCAAGTCGAGCATTTGCATTGCTCATTCTTGTATCGAGCTGGAGTGCATGACTACAATTTGGGATTGTCTAGAGTGG